GTTCTGAAGAATTGATGGAAGAATTTCTTTGAATAAATCGGGCATTATTTGAACTCCATTTCAAACATCAATTCTGAAATACAGGACATCATAATAATTTCATTATCAGCCATAAATGCACCACGATATTGCCAGGTACCAATAATTATAATCATCTGTGCAACAGATTGAGGTTTCAATGCTTCATAAAGACCATCATACAACCTACGAAGCATTGTGGACACATCATTATCCAAATTATTGACAACCCACTTTCTGGCAGAACCAAGGTCCTTTTCTTTAATACTCCTGACTAGTTCAATAACACTAACATCGGAAGTTGAAGCAAGAATACCCACATCAATTTTACCACTGATAGAATATCTTTGTAGTTCATTCAAAACTCTCCTGTTGTCGGGAAAGAATTTGGTAATAATGTTTGCTACAACTTCTTTATTGTAATCCACACCTTCTTGTTGCAGAATACCTTCTACTCTTTTGAAGAACTGTGAAGCCACCTTCTGTTTACTACCATTCAACTTGAAATCAATAGTAGTACACCGAGAGTGAATAGGTGGAATAATTTTGTTCTTGAAATTACAAGTGAAGATAAAAGAACAATTGATGGAAACTTCTTCAATCATTCCTCGTAAGGCCTTCTGTGCATCTGATGTGAGATTGTCAGCCTCATCAATAATGATTACCTTGCGGCCGCCAGTTAAACTCATTGAGGTTGCATAATTCTTCACTGTGGTCTGCATAACTGCAATACCACGATCATCAGAACCATTGATTACAATGAAATCACAACCTACTTCATTGCAAAGTGCTTTGGCTACAGTTGTTTTACCTACTCCGGCACCACCCGAAAGTAAAAGATTTGGAATTTCCTTGCGATTAGCAAATTCTTGAAAAGTAAATTTAATTGATTCCGGAAGAATACAATCAGAGATTTTAGTGGGTCTATATCTTTCCACCCACAACATATGTTCAGACATTCAATGCTCCATAATAAAAGATGCCCCCGAAGGGGCACCAAAATTTTACTTTACTTCGTTGATACCCTCAAACAAAGCTTCAAACTCATTATTTTCAGAAACCATTTCTTGGAAAGATTGCTTGTATTGCACATTAGCCATCTTCTTGATAATCTTCTTAGGAATCTTAAATTTGTCGTATGATGTGTCTACGATATCCTTTAACAGTTCCTTTTCAGAATTAATTTTCTGCATACACTCAACCATTTCAGTAATGCATCCCTTGAGTGCTTTCAGTTCTTTTTCATCAAAAGTTCCAAACAGAGTTTGAACAGTAATTGACATTAATTATTCTCCATTAATCATTGTTACAACAGACAAATCATCTTCTTCAACAACAATATTTCCATTAATCAAACTGATAATAGTTTTACCTAAAACGGGTTCATCTTTACCGACAAAAACAGCAACAACATATTCCGGATTAATAGCAACCTTTGCGTCAGTTCCGGGTTCAGTAAGCCAAATCAAACTCATTTTTATTCTCCAAAATTAGAATCTTTTGCCTCAATGGCAATCCAATAGTCAATTTCTTGTATCGTGTTTTTAAACGAAGCAAGTCCCTTAGAAGAAATTTCCACATCATAAGATCCAGGAATCATCTTCAAATTTTCTGTCAAGAAAACCATCTTGAATAATGCACCACTACCTTCGTCTACAGCAGTAGCATCTGTGTGTGCAGAGTCATCTTTAGCATTAAAACACTGAAGATAAATTTTAAATCCATCAGAATAAACAGCAATGTTAGGAGACTGTAGTGCATTTGCTTTCTTCATAATAGAAGAAAAGACATCTTCGTCAAGTTTGAAAGAAACATCAACCGAAGGAAGATTGAGTTCCTTTTCAGGTGCAGTAATAATCATTTCCTTTGCAGTCTTACGATACTTACATGTGGACCTACCACTCTTGAAAACAACATTAGCATCATCAAAATCAATCTCCGCATCCTTATAGAGAGAATGTACAGACAAGAATTGATTCAAGTCATATACACAAAAATCTACAGGAAATGTATCCTTCAATTTTGCCTTGGCGAGAATGGTCTTGCCAGGAGACATAGTTGAAAGAATATTGCCGGCCTTGAATTCCAATCCAGAATTGATACTGGCAAAATTCTTCAACACAGCAAGCGTATCATTAGAAAGTTTCATTAATATTCTCCATCAAAAAAAATCACAATTACAGTATAACACTTTTCACACGGGTTGTCAAGTCTTCTAATGTTCCATTATTATCAATCATTCCATCCATTTTACAACCAATCCAAGCCCATTCGGAGTAATGTACATCATTATCAATCATTAAAAAATTACGCATATTCGTGTCTTCTGGTTTTGTAACCTTTAACATTTTATAAAAAGAAGGTTGTTCACCCCGATGCACTTCATAAACTTTTCCACCCATTTTACGAATCCATTCTATTTCATTCGGAAATCGAACATCAGTAATAACATATTTGGTGTGTTCATTTTCTTCAATTCTTCTTTGCATCTGAAGAATCCAGAAGTCGGAGTGAAACACATCACGACCAACTTCTGTTCCCATTTTCTGTAAAGATTCTCTTGGTGTAAATACTCTATTGAATTTTGATGTCCAATAGGAATCAGGAGTTTCTCTAAACTGCCTTGATTCCTCCGTGTCACCCTCCAAAAGGTGTCTTGGCCACCCGAACATTATTGCACAAGTATCCTTAACTCCCTTTGCGAAACTTTCTTTGATATAACCATTTTCTGTAAGTATATCACCGGCGGTGCCTTTGCCACTACCAATAAAACCAACAAAACCAATTATATCAATCACTTTTACATCTCACCAACAAAATTAGCAACAGCAGGCATATCACCTTGGAAATGATAAGTTCCGATATGTGAAGTTCTCATCCAAGGACACAACCAAATTGAACCACCAATTTTACGCCACATTTGACAAAACATATAATCTTCTGAAAGATATCGTTCTGAACCGCCGCCGGTAATACTATCTGCGGAATCAATGACGGTATCAAAGAATGCGTGAATATACCTTGATCCATCAAAATGGGCTTGGCCAACATGGTCTGGCTTGTATCGAATCATCGGATAAGCTTCTTCCATCTGAGTGAATACTTCTCTCTTAACCAACATAAAACCAGTTCCGATTTCAAGAACTTCCAGAGGTTCAGATACATTAAATTGAGCAGTACCCTTTACTGGATTAAATACAAAATCACCGGCGACCTTTTCTAATGTACCAGAATCAATTTCAGGATTTTTTTGTACAGCCGTTTTAACTGACTTCCATTTGATTGCTTTCTTTGGGTATGGTCCACCAATTACATCTTTATCTAGTGCAAGTAGAGCAATCACATCATTTGGATCAAAATGAACATCTGAATCCAAGAAAAGAAGATTTGTACATTCAGAACGATGCAAAAACTCATCAACAAGATAATTTCTTGCTCTGGTGATTAGGGATTCATTAAAAAGAAAAGAAAACTTGACTTGAATACCATATGCCATACACAGTGCCTGTAAATCAAGACAAGCTTTCATATAAAGACCGTGATTCATACCACCATACATTGGTGTTGCAACAAAAAGGCTCTTCTTTTTTAAGTCATCACGACTAATAGAAATTTCCATAATAACTCCAATTATTAACGACCAACTTGGGGTAGATATTTTTCTTTAGTTTCTTCCCAAGACATAAAAATCAAATCGTCGTAGAATAACGACTCTTTGGACACATTATTTTTCTTTTTCAACATTGAAATGCGACCCTTAGCATACTTGGTTTTCCAAATATTGGCAAGAGTTTCTTCACTAGTATCAAAAGATTTTACTAAATCTTTTTCAGAGATTTCTTTTCGTAAAAATTCATTTGTATTATTATATAGTGGTGAAAAATAGATACCTCGTTGATGTGCTGTTCGAATAATCTCTTTTGGAATTCCTAATTTAGAATAAGCAAAATTCAATGAACGATTTTTATGGTCCCGTTTTAAAGGAAGTCCGTTTTGATTTTTTGCTTCCCACCACTCAAAATATTTTCTTGTGTGGTTCTCTTTAATCCATTGAAATACCATACCCATTGTCTTTTTTGTTGGTTCAAAAGCAACAGAACCAGAAGAAAATCCCATTTTGTTCCAATGTTCCAGACCATCATACTGTGACAGTCCACCAGACTTTGTGTTACCATACAAAGAAGTTGTTGTTACACCAACAAGAACATCATTATATTTCTCTCTCCAATCTTTCTGTACAGTATCCGAAAGGCACATAAGCGCCAACAATTTACCGCCCATATAATTAAATCCAAGCGGTTGGAGAGGTACAATTGTTGAACCAATGGCAGTGTGATTAATCATACCCTGTTGAGTTTTAACATCTCTTGACCAACCAATATTATTATCTCTAGGAGTCAGGTCAAGAAAATCGGAAGAAATACAAATGACACCCAAATATTTTTCCGTCAACTCATCAATTAAAGCATAAAATAAATTACGACCAATATTAGAATTATTCTTCATAGTGGAAGAAAATGTTCTAACAGCATTCCAAGTTTCAGCCAGTTCACCATTATGTAAAACCATTGTTGGTTTTAGTTTTAAATAATCATCAGGATCTTCCGGTACCCAGAATTTTTTCTTAACTGTTTCAATAATTTTCTTTTGTTCGGAACTTACCATTTGCATTTCTGCACCCCACAAAGTATCGACCTCTTTTGTGGGGTATCTTTCTTTAACTTCACACCATTTTTGATATAGTGTATATTCACGAACATCCATTTGTGATGCATATGACAAATCCTTAATAAGGATTTCTTTCAACTCATCAGTGTCGATATGTTCAAATGAACTATCTGGATTATTTTCCTGCCAAATTTTCCACTGTTTATCAACAAACTCAATTGGTGTTGCCATTATTTACCGACTATATTCATCTTATTTTGGGCCATATTATATCGTTCAACCAGTTTACCGAACTTTCCTCTTTTCTTCAAACCCATCTTTAGTGACATAGGTTTTGCTCGCATAGTATAACATATACCATTCAAATGGTCAAGCTCGTGTTGAAAAATGTGTGATGATAGTCCAGAAAATGTTGCATTATGTTCAATACCATTAAAATCTTGATAAACCACATCAATTGTACTGGGTCTGGAAATCTTGATGGCCAACATAGGAAAAGATAGACAACCTTCGGTTAATAATGTTTCATCGTCTGACCGGGAAATAATCTTTGGATTAAAAAAACCAACAAATTCATCGCCAGTACCCATGACGAAAACTCTATGTTTAAAGCCACACTGATTGGCAGCCAAACCAAATC